AATTGATAACTCGGATAAGGCACGTTTCCGCCGCCCGTCATATTGATAGGAGAAAGACCGGACACGATTCCGTGCTCACGGTCGGAGAACAATTTTCTAGTTTTCCAGTTCATTAGGTTGTTGTTGGTGTTTGTGTTATTCCAAGCTGAGATAAAAGTTCTCTTATTAAATCCAAATTACTTGGAATAGGCCTGAATGTAGTTCTTGCAGTAGCTGAGGGTAGCATGCCCAACATACCTTGCCATTGCCCCATACGAGTCCATGGTTCCTGGGCCATACGCTGTGCTCCACCGTATTGAGCGCCATACATTTGTTGCTGTATGTCCCTTCCAGTGGTACCTAATCTCTCAAGTGCACCTATTTGATTCATTAAGCCTGTTTGTCCGGTCATGCCGAGACCAGCAAAGTTGCTACCCATAGCTCCTAGTCCTTGGCCCGCCGTCTGTGCGCCTTGCAGGGCTTGACCCCAGCCTTGGGCGCGTAACCCACCGATGCCTTCCGTCATGCCACGGCCAAAAGCTCTTTCTCTTTCTTCTTCCATGAGTCTGCCGCGGGAACCACCAAAAGCTCCTTGGCTAATGGCTCTGGCCCTATCGGCTACGCCTTGTTGTAAATTGGCTTTTTGCATATCCGCCATGGTCTGTTGCACTACATCTTGCTCATAGGGATTGTAAAATTGTTGTATTCCCGATGGCGCGTAGTAACCTGCTCCCTGCTGCATCATCTCGGCCCCTTGACTGAGATACGGCGTGAAACCACCTAGGCCGCCCGCTATTTTACGTGCCTGCATTTGATAAGGATCCAACGGAGCAATCTGCTCTACCGGAACCGGCATGGGCTGTTTAGCTAATGCAGCACCGGATTCCAAAAAGCCACGGCGCATGGCACCGGCATACGGCTGTTCGTAAGTTGCTGTAGTAGAGGGTCCTGTCTGCCCCGTAGTGCTTCCTCCTGATAGTGCTTCTAAAAGTTGGTCTATAGTGCCATTAGCCATTAACCCCCTCCTTCCGCTTGTTTCATCATTCTATATAAGTTCTGTGCCCCTATGTTATCAGTGGCTTTTTTAGTCATTACGAATTCTCCGGGTTCCAATTTTGCCAGGGTAATGTCTCCGGGTCCTTCCTGACTAGCCAAACTGGCAATGCCGCCGTGTCGCATGGGCGGCGGTGGAGTTTCCGGTTGCGCTACATTGGCGTAGGCTACCCCCGGCATCAAAGCCGGTTGTAAATTCATAACACGATAGTCTGCTTGATCTCCGCCTCCGCCATAGGCTTCTTGTCCTATTGGTATATTTATTTGTGATTCTCTTTTATTGTTCAGGTAATTAAGCAGCGCTAGTTGTCCTACTTTAGAGTTTAACAAGCTTCCAATTCCACTTCCTACTGCACCTACTGCTTTATTGGCTCCTCCCCATAGTGCTTTAATAAGACCAAGTATCCCACTACCATCAGATGTTGCCTCTCCTGGAGATGTTTCCCCTCCTCCTGGATCTTCACCAAAAAGTAAGTTCTCTAGGATTGTATAATCTGTATTAGAATCAAAGGCATTTTCATAACCTGCTCCAATTCCGTAAGGATCATTCGGATCACCATAGCCCAATAGTGTATTTATATCCCCTCCCCAATCTGCATTGGGATCATCAAAATCAAAGTTCAAAAGGAGTTCATTAAAGGCAGTATCATCATCTCCAAAATTAAAGTATTCAGGATTATTCAAAAAATCTAAATTTATTCCAGTGCTGGCAAATGTATCATTTATTAATGAGCTCAATCCAGCGTCAGTTAGTCCAGCTGGGAAAGCTGGGTTGTTAGTCATGCTTTCCCCTATTGCATAAGGATCATCTTCATAAGGATCTGAGTAGTCATCGTCGCCCCAAGAGCTTACCCAATTTTTAAATCTATCACCAAATGCCATAACTACTTCTCACTTTCCTTATTAGAGGCGCCAAAATAAAAACTGGCGATGCCCGATACCAGTCCACCCAGATACCCCAATACTAAAGAAACTATGGTATCAGAATTTTGATCGGGTGGCTGCATGGTCACTAAAAATATGTAGCCGACAAAACCAAACAGGGCCGTAAGTCCAAAGATCCTTGGTGTCCAGTCCTTGGCAAAAACTTTCCTGGCGTCCTGTACGTCTGCTGTTTCCAGCTTGAATAGGTCCACGTCCAACTCTTTCATGCGCGCTTCAAATTCTCCCTCTACCTTTTTAAGCTCGGCTAATTGCTCAGGAGTGGCAGCTTCCATGGCCGCCTGCATTTTTTGCGGAGAGGCAGCCGGATCTATCTTTAGGACTTTGGAGATCATGTTGACCGCCATACCGCCCATGGGACCGCCTAACGCAGTGCCGAGGGTCGGAGCGACTGTACCTATTATGTTCTTTAATATGCCTAGTTTCATGCTTTTTTCTGCGCCATTTTATTAAAGGTTTTTGCCAGTCTTGCGCGTCTTTTTGTTAAAGGAGAGGCGTTGGAACCTTTCTTTAATACTTTATTGGCAAAGGCCTGAACAGACATGCCAGCCGCCTTGGCTTGCTTAGTAAAAGCACCTTCTTTAAGGTTTGCTTTTTGGATCCATTTTTGATCCGCCATCAAGGCCTCCTCTGTGTTCGTTTATAACTGGATACTTTACCATTTTTACTGGCGTGTTGTCTTGCTTTAATGGCTCTAAGGCGCCGTTCAGCCGCCTTTTTACTAGGGGAAATCCCCTTGGTATTAACGATTTTCCAGCCGCCTTCGACCTTATTTATTGGCATGTAACATCCTATCTCTTAATCTTTTTGCCCTATCTCCCACCTGGGTAGCCCATTTACTGTCCATCATTTCTATTGCAGCTTCTTCAAACTTTTTAAGTTGTAGGGCGTGTAAAAATTTTTTAAAGCCTTTTAAACGTGGATAGCCCAGGTTAAAACACATATTCGCTAATATCCTTTGGCGGTTGTCGTCCAGCCCCCGCCACCAGGGCTCGTAGGTGTCCAGCTCCTGGCATACAATCTCAATATCATTGTTTAAGCATTCCGTAATACGCTCTTCGTGTACAACCGTCCCCACTTCCTTTCCGTGTTCTTCATCTTTTTCGGTGATTAAATGACCAACGCCCAGGGTCGGATAACCCAAATGGTCCAGGTATATTTCGTACTTATAGCCTTCGTCCATAATCAATTCTTTCATTAGTTTATCGACGTTCATCAAAGAGCTATCTCGGTTGCACCGTTGACGCTGACCGTCAAAGAGCCGACGGAGCCAGTTGCTGCTAGACCGACCTCTGTTCTTGTTGATATATCCTGCCATTTATTTCCCGTGTATACCTGTAAAACACTTTTGTTGGTATTCCATATTACATCCCCTGCATTAAATTGGTTTTGATTCAGTTCCGTATCGTTGTATTCTGGAGTAGCGGTCGTATCAAAACGATCCAGATTAATCTCCAAAATCCGTACCATACGGTTATAAACTCCGGCATCGACTTCATTAAGCGCTATGGGTAAGCGTGTTTCCAGCAATTTTCCCATTATCTTCTACCGTCGGGTTTAATGTCCAGACGTGTGTCTCCCAGCCTCCAGCCAACGCCCATGCGATAAAATTCAGTATTATCATCATCGGACTCTACGCGTAGAGCCGCTTGCCTGGCGCGCAGGCGCGTGTTCAATTTCTGTGTGGTTCCGGTTACGTTTTGAGTGGTATTGGTAGTTAACGTGTCCCCCGGATAGTTTCTGGATTTCAGGATAAAATTAATGGTCTGGGCCGTTCCACCGTCGCCGGTAAATTTTACGTCCGGGATAACATTCTTAACAAAAGAAATTAACTCGCCGTCGTCCAAGTCAAAGTCACTGGACTCAATAAACACGTTGTCCATGGGCGAACCGTCCGCGTCATTGCCGGTTTCGTGTCGGTATAAATACTGCGTGGAGCTAACATCGCCCGTGGCCCTGGGATAATCGACAACTCCCTCATCGATCCACGCATAACGGGCCAATTGTCCAATAGTCCAGACCTGTTCTTCATAGTTATACACCACGTACCGGTCTATTTCCGTACTGGAACCGGAGGGATAGAACCAACCGACCTCGTTAAATTGTTTGTTAACAAAGCCAAAACATTTAAAGGCTTGACTCTCGTTCAAGTCGCTAAATACGTAATAATGCACACTGCACGGGACGGGAGCAATGCTACCGTCATACGTGTAAAACCCTTTATGATCCATCCAGAACACTCCCCTGGGCGTATTCACCGCAGCTTTAGGTCCAATAAGCCCGACACCCTGGTTAATCAAATTAGTGCCAAAAGTGTAAGGGGGACCAATGAATTGCATGGAATACATGGAACTATTTGTCCATATTAATATTTCTTCCCTGGAGGAAAGCCCCCCGATAATATCTGATCCGGAGGATAATCTAAAGGAACCCGCCGTATTGGTGGGTTTGGGTTCCCATTCAGCGGCACTTTCCTGATCGCTCCAACAAATAAACATCGGATCAATATCTCCGGTTCGCGAGCCTCCCGATAGGGGATCCGCTCCCAGGCAAATAACGTGTCGATCTTTTTGTGAAACCAATACCTGTAAGGCCTTGGTCGGAGCTAGATTAGCTCCCGTCAAAGCCGTTAAAGCAACGGCCCTGGTGCTAGTACCAGCCGATTCATCCCAGTAATAAATCCCACCAGCCCTGGGGTTCATTACCAGATCTTCTCCAAAATTGTCATGTGACCATAAACGCAATTGGTTGGTGTCACTCAAAGCAGTAGACTCTCCCCATCCGGAAGCTCCCCACAAGCCTCCTCCCCAACCGGTGCCGGAAACATAATCATCCAAGC